AAACAATGTGATAAAAAGTTAGTAAAAAAGTTCATAAAAGAAATGGACAAAGCAGATGAGATTATTAGTCATAACGGTAAAAGATTTGACACTCCCTGGATAAGGACTAGAGCGTTAAAACACGATATTCCTATGAGACACACTTATAATGAAATAGATACATATAAGATGTGTAAAAAGTATTTAAACTTGCCTAGTAACTCTTTAAAAGAAGTTTGTAAGTACTTTGATTTGCCTAATAAGAAAGATGCAGGAGGATTGAGTACTTGGGTAGATGTAATAGTTAATAAAGACAAAGCAGCTTTAGACCATCTTTTATTTTATGGAGACGGAGATATAGTTTCACTAGAAGCTGTATTTAACAAAATAAATGGTTATATTAAGCCCAATATGCAGTACGCTGTATTAAGAGGCAAAGATAGATATAATTGTCCTGAATGCGGTGAATTAGGTAGGTTAAGAAAGTCTTATACTACTGCAGCAGGAACTATGCAACATTATTTTTCTTGTGCAGATAGTTCTTGTGTTTCATCGTTTAAAGTAAATAATAAAGTTTATATGGACTTTTTACAACATAAAATAATTAATAATATTTTATAATTTAATATATTTGTTATATGTTACCTTTAGTAGATTTACATAGTCAGTTTGATGAAGCTCTGAATATTACAAATTCAGACTCTATCTTTGACACACGTTATTATACCGATCTTATAAATGAGCAACGTTCTTTGTTTATAAGAAATGAGTATAATAGAACTAGAGAAATGGATCCTAATATTCAACAATCTTATTGTGAAGACTTAGAACTTGTAGCTCCAGAAGTATGTCCGTGTACTGATATTCCTATTGGATGTAAAATACTACGTACAAAAAATAAAGTTCCTAATACAATAGAGTTTCATCATAGTAAAGCAATTACATCTATAGGGCCTGTTATTATTACAGCTAAAAGATTTAATTTAATAGACTACGATAGAGTTCCTTTTATAGGAGAAGGCAGAACTACTAAGAATACTATATATGCCTTTATGTACGATCAATACATATATGTTATAAGCAAAAGCGCTGCAGTTTCTTTAATTAAAAAAATAACTATTAGAGGTATTTTTGAAGACCCTACTGAGATTGCACAATTTTTATCATGTTCAGTGGGCAACATATGCTGGACTCCTAACGATCCTTATCCAATAAATCAATGGATGTGGACTTATGTTAAAGAGCAGGTTATGCAGCAGTTACTTCGTAAAAGAGGTATACCTCAAGATGATTCTAATAATTCTCAAGATGATTTAGCAGATTCTCCACAGAGAGTGCCTGCACAACCACAACAAAAGAGATAAAAGATAATGAGTAATTATTTAAAAAGAGGAACAGGAAAGCATACAGGAAATATTAAAAAGTACGACTTTTACAGTCACTATAGAAAAAATACTAAGTTTCCTAGAATGGAAAGAAAAGAGTATTCAGCATTTTTAAAAGATTTGTTAAATACTTTTAGTGAAAATATTGTTAAAGAAAATATGGAATTAAAACTTGGCAAATTAGGATTCATAAGAATACAGGCTAAGAAATTACATTATTTTAAAAAAGATGGAACAAGGTCTGATACTTTAAAAGTTAACTGGAAAGAAACTTGGGAGTATTGGGAAAAAAAGTATACAGGAAAAACTAGAGATGAGATAACTGAAATAAAACATAAGACAGTTATTTATCATAAAAACGATCATACTAAAGGAGAGTTTTATCTGCATTTATGGGATAAACTTACTTCAGTAGTAAAGTACAGAGGCTTTTATAAGTTTGTACCTTCTCGTCAATACTCTAGATTAATTACTAAAATTGTAAGTGACCCTTACAGAAAAGTTTTTTATTATGGATAATATGTTATTAAAATTAGGAAAGATGGGCGGTTATAAAATGAAAGACGGAAAAAAATCTTGGGAAAACAAAGAGACTTTTGAAGACGGAAGTTTTAAAGAAATCTATGTAAGAGAAGTAGAAAATGGTTTTATAAAATGCGTTACACATTGTTACGAAAAAGACGGTGAGCATATGCACGATAAAGTAGAAACTATTCACAAAGAAAATCCTATGGAAGATAAGTCTTTAGCAGACAAATTAGAAAACTTCTTAAAAGAAAACTAGGATGTATACAGGAAACACTATATCATATAGAGCAATCATGGACAAACAATTCCGTGACTTTGGCTTTGAAATCAAAGATGAAGCAGGCATGGAATGGCTAGCTGAATTTATGGCACAAACAAAAGTAGGTATTGTTATGGATAACAGTGTTGAGTATCTTGAAGTTTGTGACGGAAGAGTTAAACTTCCCTACAATCTTTATAAAATTGTACAAGTAGCTAAATTAGAAAATGTAACTGGTTTATCAAAAGCAGAATGTTCTCAAGGAAGAATGCTTCCTATGAGATGGTCAACAGATAATTTTCATACTAGATATCATAGAGACGATAGGGATTATACTTCTGAGTCTGCTAATACTTATACAGTAAATAATGGTTATATATTTACTTCTTTTTCTAAAGGATACGTAGCAGTAGCTATTGAAGCACTGCCTGTAGACGAAGAAGGATACCCAGTAATTCCTGCAGAACAATCTTGGATGGAGGCTGCTTCTCATCATCTTGCTTGGAAACAAGCTAGAAGACTTAGACGTACTAACTCTGTTGACAAAGATTTTTATATGGAAATTATGCAAGATAAAGAATGGTACTTTGCACAAGCAGTTAATCAAGCTAAATTAGATCAAAACGTTGATCAAGCAGAATCTTTTAAAAATTCTATAGTAAGAACTATACCTGATATTCAAGCCCATGCTTCTTTCTTTGCTAATTTACAATTACCAGAACAACGTAATTTTAGAAATAATTCTTCTGAAGGACATTCTACACCAAGCAAATTAACTCAAAGTCCTACTAATATTGCAACTTAATGAAAAGAGCTTTACATACTTACAAAGGATTAAATACTGATCTTGCTAGAGATACTATATCAAAAGGTTTTTATATAGATGCTTTAGACATAAGACTTACTACTGATGTAGGAGAGTCTAATGGAAGTATTACTAATATTAAAGGAAATGTAAGTTATTTCTCTCTTCCTACTGTTGACCCTGATTTTACTACACTAGGTAATATGGAAATAATAGGAGCTACTTCTATTAGAGAAACTATTATACTTTATTGTGCAGATGATACTGAGACTAACGGTTGGATTTTTAAAGTAGAATATTCTTCTATAGATCAAACTTTAACATCAGGTCCTACAGTTGTATACAAAAGTAATGCTTTAAATTTTAGTAAAAAACATCCTATTGAAGCACAAGGACGTTTTGAAAATGAGTCTACGCAAAGATTATATTGGACAGATTATAATAATTTTTTTAGATCTATAAATATAAAAAATTCTTTACTAAATTTACCTTACGGTGATCTTAATTATCCTCCAGCAGGAAATATAGATGTGTTCCCTAGTATAGAATATACACAACCTATTTTAGAAAGTATAGGAACTGGAGGGAGTTTACAAGTAGGTATGTATCAATATTCTTATAGACTTACAACTATAGATGGAAAACAGACTTTAGTTTCTCCTCCAGGAAATATGATTCATGTTGTAGGCGATTCAGACACTTTAACTTCAAGTAGAATGTATAGCGGCAATGCTTCTTATAACGGAGCTGACCCACAAATGACTACTAAAGCTATAACAATTAAAATTGACACTACTGAGTATGCTAATGTTTTTGCTGAAGTAGAACTTATTTGCGCTATATATACAGAACTTACTGATACTGCACAAATATTTTCTGTAGAAACAATAGGAATAGATAGTGATAGTACTGAAGTATTTATTACACATACAGGAACTGAAGATAGTTTAACAGAATTAGAAATAGACGAATTTACTATAAGAACACTGCCTTTTAAAACTCCTAAAACAATTACTCCAAAAGATAATTCATTAATAGTAGCTAATATAAAAGGAGCTTCTTTTAGTGTTTCAGAATTATTAGCAGATGGAGAAACATTTAATGCAATAACAGCTAGATATAATACTTCTTCACAAGTACCTGTTAGTCCTCCACCAGGCCCTACTCCTGCACAAACAAGAGCAGCAGAGTTACAAAATGCTTTTAATGTAGTAGGACAAGATAATACAGTAGGATATAATCAAGATGCTCATTGGGATATAGATTGGCATCATGTTAATAATCAATATAAATTTCAAAGTGATGGAGCTAGATTAGGAGGAACAGGAGTTAACATTAGTTATCATTTTCATACAGAACCTGTAACATTAGATAACACTGGATTAGCATGGCTTGATAGTGCAAATCTTAGTACTAACAATACTAATTTAGCAGATAGTTACGGAATTTATCCTAATAATTCTTTTTCTAATAACGCTTCTCCTTTTAACTCAGGATTAATAAGAGGATATAAAAGAGGAGAAACTTATAGATTTGGTGTAGTGTTTTATGATAAAAAAGGTAATGCTTCTTTTGTAGAGTATATAGGAGATATTAAATTTCCTGATATATCAGAATTAGATAGTGTAGACACTACAACTGTTACAAATGTTAAATATTTTCCTTTAAGTTTAGAAACATCTTGCGATGCTATTCATCCACAACCAAGATCT